GCGTCGCATGGGTTGTTGCACAATCTCAACCTCCGGCACCTGAACCCCCGGTGGCGCTACCTGTACCTGTATCACCGGCGCAATCGACACGGTATCCTGCCCAAACACAGATTGTGTGCGGATCACCGTGCCGTCCGCGAGTGCGATCTGCCGGACAAGCTGCTCCAGCCTGTTGAACTCCATAAGCCGCTTGGTGATGCCAAGTTGCGTGCGCGCGATGCCGATATACGGCTTCGCCGCGGCAGGATCGTCGCCTAGTATGAACCGGATTGGACCGAACTCACGCATCGCGTCCGCCGATGCGACGAGCAGTCAGGATCGGCTTCGCTTCGATGGCACTCAGTTCGAAGTCGGCCCCATCGACGTTGCGGATCTCGAACTGCCAGTACCGCGCGTTGACCCCCTTGCCAATCTTGACGTGCGCCCCGTGTATGCCAGAGACCCCCGTCGAGCGCAGCGGGTAGTCCCGCGTGTGCGCCTCGTCCGTGATCACGCGCAGGATCAGGTCTCCGTCCGTGCGGTACCCGATGTACATGCGGGGCACGCGCTTCAAGTGCGAGTCGCCGAAGTCCGTGATGCCAACCCGCATGGCGGCGTCGATGAACACCCCGTCGTCTGTCGCCCCTGTGAGCGCGAACAGACCCGCATCTCCGGCGGCAAGGTAGATGCCGTTGAACGCGGCGAAGGAGTTGAACGGGTAGTTTGAATACGTCGTAACCGCCATCGTCTCAGTGTGCATCGCGACCGTATGATAAACCGTCGCCGCTGGTTCGATCCCGGTGCTCTGAGCGATGATGAGCGGGAGGACGACCGTGCTCGTGCCCAACGAAGGGCCATACCCGGTACCAGAAGCGTCGTAGATCGGCAGCGTGACCGTGCTCGTGCCGATCGAACCCGTGTGCCCCTGCGCAGCGACGATGATGCGCGCGAGCGTGGCGTTCGATACACCAACCCCGCCGTAGATGGCCGTGCCCGCCGCTACCAGTTGAGCCAGTGTCGCGGCCGATACTCCGTTGGATACCGATACCCCGGCGGATGCGGCCTGCAGTGCCTGTAACGTGGCAGACGACGCTCCGATCTGCCCCGCGGCTCCCGTGCTGCTCGCGACCACCGCGGGGATAGCATTCTCGGATACCCCAGGGGTTTCACCCGCAGCGTAGATCGGCGGAAGGTTCGCGACGCTGATCCCAAGACCGCCGGGGTCACCAGTGCCTACCCCCGTAATGAGTGGGATATTGTGCGTCGTTTCGTAGGGGTTGGTAATGCTGCCAGTAACCCCTGTTGAACTTGCAGTGATTAGCGGAAGTTCCGCCGACGAGGGGATGCCGGCAACAATAGACGGAAGTGTGACGCTGCTTGTGCCACCGCCGGCCGCGCCTAGCGCAGTGATAAGCGGGAGGGAAAGATTAGAATCTCCCCACCCCGAGACAACCCAAAGGGGGAAGGACGTGCCCCAGACCCGTGTGTCCGAAAACCCGTCATTCCCTACATTGATGAACGGCAAATTCGCCGAGGAATTGCCCGCCACGGCTCACCTCTTACTGCGTCGGCAGCGTGCGGCTCCACGTCGAGATGGTCGTCGTCGCTCCGTTAGAGAACGCCGTTGACATATTCAACTCCGCGCCACTGGTGGCGATCGCGCCGTCCTCGCGGACAGTCGTGCTGGTCGAGTCCGTGCCACCCGCGTCGGCGACACTCCCATAGAAGCGATACCACCCCGCCGTGCCATCCGCGCCGTTCACACCAGTCCATGACTGCGAAGCAAGCTTAGCGATGGTCGCAGAACTGGGGGCACCGAACTTGAGTCCGTTCACCGCAGCGACGCCGCTCGCCATGTTACTACCAGTCGCCGAGATAGTCGTGTATGTCCCCGCGATGGTATGCGTAACTACCCCAGTGCCTGGGACTGCCTTGATCGTGATAACGGCACCGCTGGAAGTCGCCGTGTATTCGGGAGACGAATGCCAAATGTTAATCTGCGCAGCCACGTCGGCCGCGGTCTGGGTCAACGACGCATTGAAGTTAACTGCCGCGCCCAGGACTTCGACCGAGTTCACAGTCACGGTGTTGACCGACCCCGAAGCGCCAGAGTCGAGAGTCAGCGTGCCGGATGACAGCACTTCCGCCGTGCGCGAAGCCGAGGCCGCGGTTACCGTGCAAAGCAGCGTCCCGGATACAGCCGTCTCGCATGTGGCAGGTTGGGCACCGCTGTAAATTTCGAGTTTCCCATTCTGGAATGCGTCTTTGAACGAACCAACACCCGCCATGAAATTGCGGGCACCCTGTGAATATCTCAACGTCATGATGATTCTCCTTAATTAGGAACTCGAAACTGCAACGAATCTGTTCACGCCCGGCTGGAACATCGCTGCACCAGTCCTACCTACTATTGTACTATACTTCCCCCTGGTTATATTGCGCACTTCCATCTCAGGCATTCCCGCGCAGATGCCCTGCGTCGTGAGCCACAACGGGAGCGTGCGCGCGCCTGAGGAGGCGTCGGCGAACAGCGCAGCATCGACCGATGCCGCGGCACCCAAGATCGCTCCGTAATTCGTCTTCGGCACATACTGGAACTTGCCGGGGTCAGTTCCAATCAGCACACCACAGGAGTTCTCCGTGCCCACGAAGAACCCATTGTTTGAATCGACGTTGCCTTCCATCGGCGCAAACAACGTGACCTTTCCATCGACGGGGATGTAGTCGCGCGGGTCGAACAGTTCGTACGCGAACGACTGCGAGGGATATATCATGTCCCCTACCGCGACGAAGACCCACCCGCCGAACGCCGACACCAAGTGCCCCGGTTGCGGCGCCGATAGAAACTGGGTCTTGAGCGGGTATGAGAACTCGCTCGTGTCACCTGCATAAGTTGCACTCACATTCGCAACGGGCACTTCAAGCGCGAGGTACATCACATCCCCATTTGGCGGTGACAGATACACGTTGTGCTGCACCACATCAGGGTCGGTGGGCACCGTGAACCCTAACGTGAGCTTACCATTCAGCGGCACATCGAACTTCACGGCGATGCGCGCGCCGGACTCTTGCCCGTCGTTCCGTTGGTAGGCTGTCGTGAGTTGGTACGTCCCTGCGGGCATTTGACCCGTGCCAATTGTAATGGCGGGATAGGGCGGAACAGGAAGCCCCCAGGAACGCATGCGCCCTCCGTCGAGCACGAAAGACTCGACGCCATTGGTCATGTACGTGAGATCGTTGATTCGCGTGTAGGCCATCCGGTGCCCGGCGGTGAGCCCCGTCTTGACCGCGGTCAGTGAGTAGTCGGTGTTGACGCGGTAGAGGGTCGTGCCCTGCACGCAGAGCGCGATCTCGCGGTCACCCCACAAGGAGTGCGTCGCGGTCGCGCTGTACTTCGTTCGGCCGGCGCGGCGGGACGGTGCCCCAGTCGCATCCAAGTCGATGTTGTCCGCTACCTCCAAGTCCGTAAGTTCGAACCGGTCTGAGTTGACCGTGTTCCGCAACCCCGTGAACTTTTCGTACCGGACAGTATCTTCGGGTTTTGGCATTATCGCAGTCCGGCGGTTGAACTGGAGAAGGCCCAACGCCCGCTACCAAGTTCGGCACGTACACGCTCTTGGCGGGCTTGACGCACGTCCTCCATGAACGTGGCGAGCAGTTCGCGTCCGTCGGCCTTGGATTGAGTGTCGAGGTTGGGGCGCATCAGGCTCTTGCCGATGGCGTAGTCGCAGATCGGAAGATGCCACTGCGAATCAACCTCGGGTTCAGCATCGGCGTCATCCAATGTGAGTTCGTTGATCGGCAACCGCGCAACCTTGAGGCTCACGACGATGCCATTCTGCGTGGCGGTAGGTGCGGGATATACACGAATCTGCCGCGTACCGGCGTCAGTCGCGAAGGCAAGCGTGGCGCCGGTGAGCGCCGTATCTTCTCGCACGGCAGCCTCTCCTACGTCGAAAGCGTCACTACTGATGGGGCTCGGGTCGCGAAGTTGTATATCGGTCGAGCGGCCGAGCGGGGCGACTTGCGTGGAAGGCGTGGCGTCGAACACGCGAAGTACAGATGGGTGTAAATCGTAGAGGGTCTTCCCTGTGGCAAGGACGAGGATGCCTGCGGGGGGCTTGCCATATTCAATCAAACACCAACTTCTACGGCAGAGAATTTTTTGCCCCTCATTCAGATGCCGGACAAGGGATTCGTCCGAGAATAGTTGATCCGGGTCGCCGTCAATTATGTCGGTATAATCGTCGAGATACTCGCGAACATGCGATAACATTTCCGCGAGGTCCACGGCGGTCCCTTTGAGTTACGCGGCCTGACGGGTTTCGCGTTGGGCTTTTTCCCGCTGCTTCTCTAAGTAAGCCTTGTACTCATCTACTGTGGCTTTGCCCAAAACAGAGAACTGAAACCGGTGGGCCGGACGGGTCACATACCCACCCAGACTCTGCACAGTCACATTCTCAACTGCATCGCCGAGGCTTGCTTGCACGTAGATATGCGGGAGAATCAGTTCCTCACCGCGAGGGGCTTTAATCACGCGGCCGTTCACGCCAAGTGGAACATAGGGGAGATCCGTTTTCTGATTCCCCACGTTAATCCACACTTTGTCGTAATCGGGGAGGAACCCTGCCGAGTCAGGCGAAGCGGAGGCTATTCGTATGCGTTCGTCATTTATGAACTGAAGCAAATCCGCTGCGTCTTTTTCCTTGGCAACTACAGCCGCAGCTTCTGCACGTAGACGCGCAACCTTCTGTTCGGCATCCTCTTGCAATACTTCCACGGGCGGAAGCCCAAATCCCTCGTTCGTCATGTGTATCTCCTTTATTAGATATATGTACTACTTATCTTCTGGATTAGCCGATTGCCAACCAATGCAACTGGATATTCTGCGCAACGAGCGCCGCCGGGATACTGACCCCGGTGAACTGTTCAGCCGCGAGATTCAGCCGCGAGTTATCCGTCTTGGCTGTGGCTCCAGTTCCGAACACCGCCGTTTCGTATACCGCCCACAAATCCGCTGCGGCCGTGGCGTAGTTCTCGATAAACTGAGGCATGGCGCCGACAATCAGTTCCAGCGTGCCGTTCTCGATTGTCTTGAAGGCAGTAGCAGCAGCCATACC